CACGGATGCAAGAACTCTGAGATCGACAAGCATGATTCCGCAGCCTACCCGCCACACCTTCTCCAGCCCCGAAGACCCCATCCGGGTGTGCACAACGTCACCTCCGGGCCACGCAGGGTTGAAGTTACGCGCAGTCGGATTGGACGGGAGCTTCTTCACCGGAACGTTGCACGCGACAATGGGCTTCTTCCACGAAGCCAGCTTGTGCGCCGTCAGCGGGTGAAACACCTGATCCGTGTCGATGAACAGAACATGCGTGCAGTCCGCCTCAATGGCGTCTTCCAACAACTGCCGGCGGCTCTTGGGCAGCAGCGAAGACTGTTTCGCCACCACGATAGCGGACTGCCCCCGGTATCCCGGAACCGGCACCGTCAGCAGCTTGGACATGAGACTCAGCAGGTGCAGCCCGAACTCCGACTGCCACAACCCTGTCGTCGGGATTCCCACGCACAGGCGAAACTCCGGTTTACTCATAGCACGCCTCCTCCGAAAAGCCGGGAGGGGCACTCGGCCCCTCCCTGACAGCACCGCTCAGTACACGAAGTTCCCGACGTAAGCGCAGGTCTTCTCGTGCCGGATTTCCAGCCCGGCCTCCGTAAGCCACTGCCCCTTGATCTCATCGGCATCCGGCGACTGGATGTTGTCCTGCATCGAGGTATCCCGCATGTACCGGTACCTGAGTGCGCCCGGATCGAGAATGAACGCCGAGTACGTGTAGCGCCCGGAGTGCACGTTCATCAGAGGGTGCGATTTCAGCAGGAAAGTCCCCTGCGGCAATATCCACTTGGTCAGCTCCATACCATAGAGCTTCACCACATTGTCCGTGCGCACCTGCATCCCGGCCTTCGCCAGCCTGTTCAGCGAATTCAAAAAGCCGTTGCCGCAAAGCACCAGACGCTCGCTCCCTCCCCCGGCATCGTAATTGAATACCGGCGACACCGCGTTGATGAACGTGGTTTCGGTCGGTGTCGTAGCGAACACCGTGACGTTGCTGGTAATGAAATGCCGCAGCCCGCCCGTATAGCGCATCGGCTTACCGTTTGTACCGGTCGTCTCGAACGGCTTGCCAAACATGAACGCCAGTTCCATGTTGGATGCATGATCGAACATGCGCCGCTTCTTCTCGTTCTTCAACACATCCCCGGTACGCACCTTGGTCATCTTCGCCGTGTTCGTGACCTCATAGGCCGTCTTGAAAATCTGGCAGTAGTTGGTCTTCTTGGTCGGATTGCGCGAAGACACCGAAGGAGACGTGCTGCCTTCCGAGTAGGACGACCCGATGCGCGTAATGTATGTGCTGTCCGGGATCGCTGCTGCACTCGTACCTGCCTGGGCACGGATCACGTCGAACGCCGTATCGCTCGTGACGTTGTTGACACGCACGATTTCCGCTGTAGTCGCGTCGCTGGTTTCGATCAGGAGCATCTCGCCAGGGACGAACTGGTACGCCCCGCTCGTCACCACGATGCTGGTCACCGTGGTCGTGTTAATCACGCCGCTGACCTGCACGCGCGCGATGCTCAGCGTTTCCTCCCACCAGTTAAACTCCGGGTCGTTCACCGACTCCGAGCCCATACGCGCCAGCAGCGCTGTCAGGGGGGCGCGGCCATTCGGCTGCGCGAACAGGATCATCTCGCGGAAGTTTTTCGGGCGTTCGTCGGTAGCCCAATCACCGGTACCACGCAAGCCAAGAAATGCCATGTCAATACTCCAATGGAAAAGAGTCCGTCAAAGCCAGGGTCAACGATCCTGAAGCAGCTCCTCAGCCAGCTTCGTGAACTCGTTCTCGACAGGCCGGGGCTTCGTCGAAACCGTTCCGCCTCCCGGAGCCGCAGGCTGAAATCGCGGCTTCGTCGCCGCAGTTCCCGGTGCGCTCTCGCGCACAGAAGCCTCCGGCGGGAGACGCAACGCCACGACGGCCATCGCGCCTGCTTCCCTGACTGCCTGTTCCAGCGGGACGTTCGGATACATCTGCCGATACGCAACGACTGTGCGCTCGACAGTCTCCCGATACTCCGGCTTCTCCAGTTGCGGCCATGCATCGTAGAACTTCTGACGCGCATCGTCCGCAGCTACCCGCGCCATCCGTTCCTGCTCCACTATCGTGGGCACTGTACGCATGACGCTGTGCGAGGCGGCCTGATACATTGCCACACCCGCGCGAGCCAGCAGTTTCGGAAGCACCTTTTCAGGTTCGATCCGCAACGCTTCCGCATCTTCCGCCGTCAACGCGGTGGCAAACACCTGTGCCAACTGTTGTTCGGCGTCTTCACGCTCTTTCCGACGCATCGCTTCGATTTCTTCGAGCGACGGGAGACGCACTTCTTCGCGCGCCGGACGCCCTTGCGGCTGCACTTCGGGAGTGCGCGCCTCGGGCGGCTTCGCTGCTGTAGAGGCTTCAAGCGGCTTGACCTCCACAACGGTACCGGGCTCCGGCGCTGGAGAAGTCTCCGCAGCGTCTGCGCCCTGGGGAGTCGCCTCCCCTGCAACAACTTCCTCGGCCTTCGACGGCGCACCTTCCTGCACCACATCGTCGTCAGCAAGAAGCACATCCCACGAGGAAGGTTCATCTTCTCCATGCGTAGCTGACGGAGCCGGCGTTTGCAACGTTTCAGGCGGTGCGACTTCTCCGGCAGGTTCAGCAGCACTCGATTCATTCTGCCCGGTCATCTGTAGTCTCCATAGTCTCTGCTAGTCTGTATTCAGCCAGGAGCGCCATTGCACCCTCCAGCGCCTTCTGCGGCAGTTCAATTGCCAGCCGCAATCCTGCAACTTCCCCTTCCCGGAACTCCCGCTCAAACACATCCCCCATGCAGCGCGACGGCCCTCCCCCGCTCCCGGTACGGGCTGTTACTTGCCGCCGCAGCATCTCCAGGTATTCGAGGAACTCCGGCAGTGCCATCAGCACCTTAAACACCTTGACCAACTGCTGTGCCTGCGCACGCTCCTCTTTCTGGGCCAACTCCTCCCACTCCTCTGCGCTTACTGCCTTCTCCTGCTCCTCTGCCATACCCTTTCCCCTCATCACGCCACATTGCCCATCCCCGGAGTCTGCGCGGGCTGCATCACCTCACGCGCATCCGGGCTCCGTGCAGGACCTCCCATCGGCACGACGTTCCCGGTGCGCGCCCGTGCCAGTAGCGCCTGATCCGGCACGATGTTCACCCGGAATTGTCCGATGTTGCGCGCCCCGCCCAGCCTGGCGGTGTACGCAAATATCCTGCCGATGTCGTATTGCTGCATCAACATCGGGTTCTGTCCGATCCCCGCCATCAGTTCTTTCCATAGGTTCGCCAACGCGAACTTGTCCACAGGCAACGTGCCATCGACCGGCACGAAATCGAAGAATCCCTGAATCGCCTCGGGCGTCACTTCCGCGAAAGCCCCCTGATCGTTCAGCAAATCCCCGGCGATGCGGAATTGCCGCTCCGTGTCGTACATCTGCTGCGTCGTCTGCACGAGCATCTGCGACAGCGGTGCCCACGCCATCGCACTCATGTACTCTGCATTCGTCTTCAGGCGGTTCGTCGAATACCCCGTTGCAATACGGCTCTCCGTCGCCGTTCTGCGAGATGACCCCATCATGCCCATGACGTTGTCGCTCACCCCGGAGACGCGCTGAAAGAAGTCCAGCACGACTTTCACGTCAGTCAGGTGATTCTGTGTAATGTCCATGGTCTGCAACTGCGCAATCGCCGTCCGGGGATCGCTTCCATATGCCTCCGGCTTCAACCGTATGTACTTGCCTGCCCTCGGGTCAAGCACGTCTTTCACCACGACACGGCTGGGATCGAAGACAAACATATCGTTGATCGCCTTGCGCACGTTCTGGAAGTGCGAGTTCAGCAACCACGACAGCGTATCCTGCAAGGGCGCCACGATCTCCATCATGGAGCGTGCCACCAGCGAGTATCCGTCCGGCTCCGCCTCCTGCACGCAAAACGGGAACTTGTTGTGATACAGCCCCAGCGGCGCCGCGTAGATCACTACCTCCTGCTCGGCCAGCACGAACACCCACTTCTCCGGATAATCCGTATCTCCCAGACCCAGCTCGCTTGGCACGATCTCCACATACATCTCCAGCAGGCTCACGAACGAGGGCTGCTCCACTCCGGGCAAAGCCGCAGGGGGTATCTCCTGCTTGGCCTGCGGGAGTGTAATCTGCGAACTCCCCTGCTCCCGTTCGCTCCACGCGCGTTCCCGCAGGAGCTTCAGCCTGTCCACATTGAAGTATTTTCCCTGCGCCGCTCCCCGCAAAATGGAATTCCACCCCACCTCCACGTAGCGACCCACGAACTCCCCCTGCTGAAACTTGCACAAGGGTACGCGCGGGTCCGGAAAGAAATCCTGTGGCCTGACATTGTAGAGTTTATTCCCCACGTACCCTGGAACCTCCTCCACGATGCGCTTTTTCACCTTCTTTCCCAGATCGAACAACCCCAGATACAGCTCAGGCACTTCCGCTATCCTGCTGACAACAGACTTCTCTTCTTCCCAGTACGTTCCCACAACACCGAATCCGTACTTGCACGGATCGAGCAGCCACGTGTACAGGACAGGGAGCATCCCTCCCACATTCACCTGATAATCCATCAGGGCTTCCACCGCCTCAATGCGCATCTGAGGCTCCCCGTGACGCGCCGAAAACTGAAACACCGGAGTGCGCCCCAGAAACACACTCGACCAGTACGTGTGCGCCGTGAGCGCCACGGCATACGACATGGGAATCTCCACTGTCGTGTATTGCGGCTCTCCCGTCTGCTCCCGCGTCTGCCGGCGCAACCGGTCGTTTTCTTTCTCCGGCAAGTACGCCAGAAAGCGCTCCTCGTTCCGGGTCCACTTGTCATAGAACTTCTGCATGTGTCCCCTGGAATACTGATAGCGCTGCCATACCAGCTCCCGCAGGCGCCTGTGCAAATCCGTACCATACGGAACTTCCCTGGGAAACGACTCAGCCATCGTGACCTCCTGCGTATGACGAAAAAAAGAAAGAAGAAAAAGAAAAAAAGAAGAAAAGAAAAAATCTGTGAGAGCGGAGCCCCCTGTAACACCGGGGCTTCGGGGCAGACGCGGCAATCTGTAAGCAGGGGCGGGTCTGGAGCCAATAGAAACACCGGAGCTTGTCTGCAAGGCCGTGCCATGGAGACAGCCCTTCCCATCCCGCCGGGGCTTCGCCGAACGTCGGGAGCCGCACAGTGCCTTTAGAAACGCCCGTATTCAAACGCCCCCAAGCAAAAAAACCCCCCACGCGCACGCGCACACATACACAAGGGCATACGCACGTGCACGCGCCCGCGCACGTACACGCGCATACGCCCGTGCACGCGCACGCGCACGCGCACACGCACACGCACACGCACACGCACACGCACGGGCACCCATACGCACGCTCCCGGGCGCGCACGCGCAAGGGGAGATCACACTGCCCATCGTCCGCCCTCCAGCTCCATGATGTCTTTCTCGTCTTCGGCGATGCGCTGGTACTCCACTTCCAGCGCAGTGCCATCTCCCTGCGCTCCTCCCGCCACCTGCAATGCCATCGCCACAGCATCCAGCAAATCGTCGTGCCGGCAGTCGGGGTATTCGGCAAACTGGGCCTGGAACTCCGTGTGCTCGCGGCGCACGTAAAGGGCACCTGCGGAGGCCCGGCCCTGCAACGCCTGCCGGATGCGGTCGCGCTTGCGGCGCTTTTCGTTCAGCTCGCGGATCGGCCAGAAGCGCCCTGCATGCCGCATCCGCTCCCTCAAGTAATAGGCCAGGGTGCGCTGGTATGCAGTGGCCTCGACGCCGATGACGCGCGGCTGCCACTTGGAGGCGAGCCGGAAGAATTCTGTTGCTGTTTCCTCGGGGACCTGATTGCGCACCTGCTCGTAGTCGAGGAGGTAGGCGTTGCCGCCGTGCAAACCGATGACAGCGAACGCCTGGTAGTCGGTGTCGGCGCCGTTGCGCCGGGAGTCGTCAGAGAGAGGGGGCGCCGGGTCGATAGCCATGTATATGGACATGTGCTCAGGGGGGTGCTCATAGAAGCGCAGCCACTCGGAGCGGAAGTCGCGGCTCTCCTCGGTGACGACGCGGCACTCCATCTCGCGCATCCACAGGGAGAGCTGGTTACGGCGGATGTGGGCCTCCTTTTCCAGCAGGAGTTCGCTCGTGGGGAATTGCTCGGGCCAGACGGATTCGGTGCGGGAGTCGAAGCAGCCGTAGCGCAGGCCGTGCCATTGGGGGTCGCGCATGCAGCTCTCAACCAGATCGTCGCGGTGGAGGGGGGTTTGCAGCAGGACGATCTTGGCGCCGGGGCTGTCGGAGCGGCGTGCGAGGGATTTTTCGATGGCGCCGAAGAACAAATCGCTCGTGCGCCTGCGGGAGTCTTCGGTGCGCGTCGTTTCTTCGTCGTCAGGGTCGTCCACGACGATTAAGTCGGGGCGATAGTCTTCGATGTTGAGGCCACGGTTCTGCCCCGTGATTCCGCGGGCGATCAGGCGTATGGGGTGCTGTTCGACGCCGTGCATGATTTCAGCGTTCTCGGCGGTCCACTTTACTCCCTGGCGGAGTCCGAAGACGCCGGCCCACGTGGCGTTGTGCAGTACCTGCTTTTGCATCCAGATGACGCTCTCGCTGGCGTACTCCTGGGAGCGGGAGACGAACAGGATGGTGCGGGCGAGGCCGTAGGCGATGCGCCGGGAGGCGAAGGTGCGGAGCAGCGTCGTTTTACCGCTGCCCCTGAACAGTTCAATGGCGAGGTGGCGGTGCGCAGGGTCTTCCAGGGCGGTCCAGACGGCGTGGTGGAAGGGGGGTGTTGCTGTGCGGAAGGTGCGCGGGAAGAAGAAGCGTGCATAGAACACCGGATCGACGGCGCCGAGCTGGACGACTTCGGGGAGTGTCGGGGCCGCCTCACTGGTCATGGGGAGAGTTGCAGGATGGTACGGGGTCCGGCCAAGGCTTCGGGAAGGGTTTCGGTGAGGCGCGTGGAGTAGCGTCGCGCGCTGGTATCCCGGTGAGGGTCGTAGACCTGGCAGATTTCGGTGAAGCCGTAGCGCCACAGGTGCGTCGGGAATAGCTGGGAGAGGAGAGGGTAGTATTTGTCGAGGAGTTGTGTCCACGCGAAGGAGGTATGGCTCAACTTGATCTCGATCAGGTGGAGGCGGCTGCTGGCGCCGTCGATCATGAGGGCGTCGATCTGCGCAAAGTGTTCGCGGCCCCGGTCGGTGTAGCGAAGCCATACGTCTGTGAGGGTGCTTGCAGGGTAGTTGGCGTGGAGGTGGCGTTGCACGAAGCGCTCGTAGCGAAGGCCGGCGAGCTTGCGGGGGGTGCGTCCGGAGTCCCGGAGGAAGGAGGGTTTGCAGGGGAGAAGGCGTGCGTGGGTGGGGGCGCTCGGGAGGTAGAAGCGCTCGGGGTATGGAGAGTGGGGGTGGAAGGATGGGAGCATGGAGTCAGGAGTTTTCGGGAGTTGTGGGGGTGTTCGCAGATGTTTCCGGTGCTGTAGGAAGGGAAGGGCGTTTCTGCTCCATGAGGCGCCTGGCCTCGGCCAGGAGGGCAGGGTCGCTCATGGAGATGTTGATCTGGGTGGCAGTTGTGGGGGCTGCGGCTGCTCCGGTGCGGGGTGCGTAGCCGAGGCGATGGAGGAGCATGTCGGCGGTTTCGCGGAGTTCACTGTGATCGTCTACGTGTTCGATGCTGTCGGCCATGCGGTCGAGGGCGCGGTGGGCGAGGCCTTCGACGCGAGCGCGCAGGGGCACGGTGACGGAGCTGAAGATGGCGTCCTGGCGGGCGGCGAGGCGTTCCCGGAAGGCGTCGCTGTTCATGATGATGGAGAGCCATGTGGGGGTGACGTTGAAGTAGCGGGCAACGTCGCCCATTTTCATCATGGGGTTGGCGATGAGGAAGTTCAGGATGGCGTCGTGGCGGATGGAGAGGCGGGCAATGGTGGGGGAGGTAGTAGGCGTGGTCGTGAGGATTTCCTCGGGTGTGGGGTCGGGATGGGTGGAGATGGGGGGTGTAGTTGGCATGGTAGGGTGGGAGATGGGTGGAGTTGCTTGGAGGATAGACGATGATCGAGGGGGTTTGCAAGGTTTGGGTGGTGAGAGCGTGCACTGGTATGGGGGAGTGTTTGCGTGCTGCTTTCGGTGGCTTTCGCGGTATGGCAGGGGAGGGAGTTGGGAGTTTCGGGTGGCGGGGAGGGGGTTTGAAAATTTTGAGCGGCGGAGAAAGGGGGTATGTGAGTAGGTCACCCCTCCCCCCTCCATGGGGTCGTGGCCACTCCCTGCGCGTTCACTGGGCAAAAAAAAGCCCGGCCATAGGGACCGGGCAAAGGGGGGATACTGGCAGGGACTCTATCGAGCCAACAGGACGGCGGCAGGGACTAGGGGATCATGCCCTTGTGAGGCCGCCTGAGCCGCCTCACGCGGCGTATAGTGAGCGAGGTAGGCCATATGCAGGGCGGCCTCCTCATCGCTCCCTGGAGGGCACTCCAGGGCCATTTCCTCCGCTGCGAGGAGTAGCAGGACCTCCAGTAGCCATCGCTGATATTCGCTCATGTCGGCCCCCTTACTCATCGTCGCCCAGATCTGCGAGATCCTCCCGCTGCGCAGCGAAGGAGTAACGTGAGGGGAGCGCCGCCTTCCCCCTCGCGCGCTGTGGAGCCTCATCACGGCGCTCGTCGCGGCGCTCGTACAGATTCAACCCCAGGTGCACGACGCGGCCATCGCTGAGGGAGATGCTGCGATTGCCGCGCGTGGTCGCGATGCCGAGGCTCTTGCCCGACGCCGAAGGCCCCACAGATGCACTGGTATCGATAGTCAGGATCAGATGCGTCCCGTCGAGGCGGGCTACTACGTTGTCGCCGATACTGCGCGCCGCGGAGGTGGATTTCTGCTTGCTATTCATGGTCTTACTCCTTACAGGTTTCAGGTTTCAGGGCGCTGGCGCATTGCTGCCAGCGCCCGCAATCATACGCTGCCGGCGCCCGAGTGCATTACCGCTCGTCGGGTAGATTGCGCCGTTCGTCGGAAAGTTATTCGCAGGGGGTAGCCCTCTTGCGTGGAACCCTAGGCGCAACTTTTCACCTGCCGTAAATTGTCACATGAGCAAAATCAAGCACTTACGCTAGGAGAGATCGAGACATCGAGACCAACGGACCAACGGACATCGACCCTGATCTTTCATCTCCAAATCGTCAGTATGTAGGGGTATAGTAGTCCGTTAGTATATTATTTTTTTCTAATACACAAATTACGCGCGCGCATAAGCATTTCCGACCCGCCACATCAAGGCCAATCTCCGGTGGTCCGGTGGTCTAAGTTCTGCTACACTCCAGCACTCCAAGGAGGCATCTTATGAAACACCGACCCACCAACTTCGCCGACCCCCTACTCCTCCACGCCCTCCACACCTGCTGCACCACCGGTCACCACACCATACCCATGCCATCGACACGCGAATCCACCTCTTACCGACTGCGCCTCATCAACGTCGCACGCACCCTATCCACTGAACAACCCCCTCAACCCTGGGCCTACCTCCTCCCCTACATCCACTACCATACGCGCCCCACCCCACCGCACGCCCTCGACCTCCACGCCGCTAACTACCCCTTCATGCTCACCCTCTCCCTCCCCGGCCACGACCCCGTAGAACACCCCCTCTACATCCTTCAAGGCCTCACCCCCATGCCACCCTACACCCCATAACCCTTACGGGCTCCCCTCCCGGCAGGGGAGCCCTCTCTCGTACCTGCAATTCACGCGCCAACACGCGCACACGCAAAATTCGCGCCAAAATCCACCCGACGAACGGCGCAATCAACCCGCCAAACGGTACTTCCACGCACGCCCGCACGCGCGCAAAATGCCACCCGCACGCAAGAACACGCGCGCACATACGCACCCCTAACCACTTGACACGAAAGGAGCCTCCCTCCATGACCAAGAAAGATTACATTCTGATCGCCGCCGCCCTCCACCGCGGCAAACCGGCCACCCAGGAAGGTGTCCCCTGCAACACCTACACCAGCATCGCATGCAACACCTACACCAACATCGCAACCCACATCGCCACCGCCCTGGCCACCGACAACCCCCGCTTCAATCGCTCCCGCTTCCTCGAAGCCTGCGGTCTGCAATCCACCACCCTGTAACCACCGAACAACCAACCCCAACACAGCCCCGAAGGAGGCTCCCATGTCAACGACACCCCTCACCCTGTCCGCCGCAGCCCTCACGCAGCCCTACAAGGGCTCCTGCTGGGATTTAGCTCTCGAAGTCTTGCCACACACCCAACGCACCCTCCTCTACGGCGCCCCCGGCACCGGCAAGACTTACGCCGCCCAACACATCCACCACGACGCCGCCACCCCCATCTACTCCGTCACCCTCGACGAAGACACCCCGGCCTCCGAACTACGCGGCCACTTCATCCCCGCCAAAGGCGGCTTCAAGTGGCACGACGGCCCCGCCATCCGCGCATGGCGTGAGGGCGCCCGCCTCATCCTGAACGAGATCAACCGCGCCTCCGATTCCGTGCGCACCCTCCTTTACGCCATCCTCGACGACACCGAGAGCGCCCAATACACCTTACCTACGGGCGAGACCCTCCGTCCTGCCCCGGGCTTCGCTGTCGTCGCCACCATGAATGGCACCCCCGACGAACTCCCCAATGGCCTGCTCGACCGCTTCACCTTCTGCCACGAAATCACCACAGTCCACCCGGACGCCCTGCTGCGCCTCCCCGTGGAATTCCGCGCCCTCGCGCAGGAAAGCACCTCCCCATCGAAAGGCTCCAAGCGCCTCAGCATCCGCGCTTGGCTGTACTTCTGCACCCTGTTGGCCTCCGGTCTGACCCCCGACAGCGCAGGCACGGCAGCCTTCGGCTCTAACTGGAAGGAACTCGCAGCAGCCCTCGCCATACAAATCGCCCCCCAGGTAAGCGAGCCAACAGCCTGAATCGCCCAATCGGCCACCCACCAAGGAGCACTCCCATGCCGAAGCACTCTCCCATCCTGAAAACCCTGCGTGCCCGCTACAGCCTTCAGCTCGTGCGCTTCCTCTCTGTCGGCCTCCCCATACTCCTCCTTCTCGACTCGCCGATGGGCGCCCTCGCCCTCTCCACCACCCTCATCCTTACCACCTACCTCATACCCGATCCCCGGGACTCCCACATCCCTCCCTTCACCACCATCCTCAGGGCCATCTACGAGATCGCCTGGAGCTTCCATAACTCCACGTCCGCCTTCCACAAGGCTGCGCAGATCTCCAACGACAGTGAGCGCGCCAACGCCAGCCAAATCGCCACCTCGGCGTTCTCCGAGAGCACAGGAGCCCTCCTGCTCCTCTACCGCGAATTCGAGCGTACCCATCCCGAAGTCGCGGAAATCTCCCTGAAGCACGCCTCCGAGCGCGTCTCCAGAGAGAGCGGTACTACCGCCGAAGTCCTGCGACCCGGACTCCTCCTCCTGCAACCCATGCACGCCGCCCTGCGCGATGTACTCGCAGAAGCCCTCCTGGAGGACTCCTACAGCATCCGCAAGGCCCTGCGCGACAGCGCACTCCCCTCCTACACCTACCAAGGGGTACCGCTCGGGAAACTCCTGACAGAAACCCTCCCGGATCGCGGCCCCCTTCTATAAGCAACGTGGAGACCCCCATGACCACTATCTATCCAGCATCCGCCGAAACCGTCCGCAGCCACCCCAGCAAGCTGCCAAAGAGCACCTCCAGTCGCCGTGCCCGTGCACACCTCCCCAAGCTCTCTCACTGGACGGTCCACCCCACGACTGCCCTGGCCAGCGCACACGTCGATCTGAATGCCCGCACTATCTACATCCCCATGCGAGGTGGGGCCTGCGCGCGTCACACCGCTTTCCATGAAATCGGCCACATCCTGTACTCCCCCATGAAACCCTGCCCCGATTTCCACACCCCCACGCAGCTCCGCCTCTACCGCTACATCGAAGACGTGCGCGTCAATACCCTGCTGACCCGCCACATCCACCTTCCCATCTCAACCTTCGACCCATCCTCCCCGGAAGACGCCCAGGAGCGGCTCCGCCTCAGCGCACGTGCTCCCACCTCCGGCGTCGCGCGCATCCTCATGGCCCTGCTCACCGTGGACACCCCCTACCACGGCACCGTTTCACTCCCTGCCCATGAGCAACAACTCGTCGACAACACCATCGCATCGCTGTGGCGCAACGGCCCTCCGTCGCACGCAGACGCCATCCGTGTCACCCACGAACTACTGGCATCTTCCCCCTCATGGCAGCCATCCCCCATTCCCCAGCAACCAGCCCCATCCGAAGGCCAGGGCCTGCCCATGTTCTCCGACATCGCCACTCCCTCGAAGGCACTGGCAAAGGAAGCGGGGGTACCGGCAATGGGAGAAGCCCCGGAAGCGTCTGCCACCGGAGGGCAATCCACGCCGCAGGAACTACAACAGCCTACGCCCGGCCCGGAACCCCTGCTGCAAGAAGCCCTCGACCGGGTGCTCGCCGCTGGAATCTCCACAGGCAGCGAGAACAGCCTTAATCAGTCCTTCTTCGGGAGCAAGGTCCGGTATGACCAGAAAAAAGCCATCTCCGCCGAGGAAGCACGCTGGCTCCCCATGAACATCCTCCAGCCACGCCTGAGCCAACCGGCAAGCGGCTCCAGGAGACTACGATCCTCTCCCCGCTGGGTAGGAGGTTATGAAGAAGGCACCATCCTCCGCAGCCTGCATCGCTACGCCTCCGATGGCGCCATCTTCGCGCGCCGCCGCAAAAGCGCCCCTGCCCTGACCGTACTGGTGGACTGGAGCGGTTCAATGCACCTATCCCCTGGGAATATGGCCCGCCTCGCAGCCCTGACCAGATTCAGCCGCGTCACCCTCGCCTACTATTCATCAGGCCGCACCGTATATTCATCAGGCCACACCATATCGTCGGGATCTCAACAAGAGGGTGCCCTCGTCGTCGTCGCCGACCACGGCAGAATGCTCCCCACCGGACAATGGGCGATCTACAGAGCGGGAGGGAACAACGGCTGCGACGGCCCTGCCCTCCAATGGTTGAATCGGCACACCGGCCTCAAGGTATGGGTCAGCGACGGCGGCATCACAGGACGTGCGGGTACCTCCCAGAGAGCTCTCCTGCGCGAGTGCTACAAGCACTGTCAGCAAGGACAGATCGTACAGGTCCCTACAGTAGAGTTACTCCTGCGCCTGCTGACCTCCGACGACGGTCCCGATCTGGTCGAAGCCCTGCTCACCCACCGCGCTTCCATCGCCGAACTCCACTGGGCAACCCCCGTCTACTACAACGGCACCCCGCTCCTGCCACTGACCAGTCCCGCCACATGGCAGCCGGAAAGCAACGAGAGACTCAAGGCAATGCGAGAGGCCCGCATCGACTCCGACGGCTGCATCGTGGTCTTCGCCGCAGGCTTCTACACTCTCCTCTCAGGTGCAGCAGCGGGAGTCGTCCTTCCCGCTCCCTGGGAACGGACTTTCCTGAAAGTCCTGTCGAGATGCTCATGAAGCCATTGCCCTTCAACCTGCACGGCCTCTTGGTCCTGCAAGCCGTCTCTCCGGAGTCGATCTTCTACAAGGATCGCCGTCTCCTGGAGTCGGAACTGTGCCGGATCGTCAGTCGGCGCTGCCTTGCCTGCCGGGGCGGTTATGCCGCCTCGCTTCAGATGCTCACCGGCCCATACGCAGGCAAGGTCCTCCACATGATCGGTGTCTCCCTCGCCGACTACGACCCTTCGACTCCGGCGCCACGGAAACCCCCAAACGCCGGCAAACCCGAAGCGCAAGGCACCGCGCAAACCAACCTGTAAAGGAGAAAAGCCATGAACGACAGCACACAGCAATTGATCCGCGAACTGGCCGAAAAGCTCGGCACTACAGCAGAGCACTTATGGGGCGTCCTGGTCAGGCAAGCACCGATAAGCGGAACCCTCGGACTGCTCGGTATCGCGGCACTCCTGGGGTTCGTATACATTGCCTGGAAACGACTGACGAAAATCGACTTTACCAAATGGGACCACGATCTTGCCAAGGGTACAATGTATGGCGGGTTGTTAATCGCAACAGTAATTGCCCTTCTCAGTCTTCTTTTGTTAGCTCCCTTATACGTCGCCGGGATACTCAACCCGGAATACTGGGCACTCAGGCAAATCCTGAAATGAGGCGTGTTACCGAACGAACGCCGTGTTATACGGCACTGGAGGCAAAATGGTCATGAAGAAGATGTTTGTTGCAGCACCGAACTACCTAATTGCTTTTGCAATGTGCATGGCGCTGACGGTGATGGCGGCGCTGACCAAAAACCCGGAATGGTACTGGCTGTTGGTGAGCGACATGAACGTGGCGATATGGCTGTTGGTTGCATACTGGCTCGACCCGCTCAGGAAGTGACGTATAACGCTGCGGCGTAGCCGGTCGGCCTCGAACTGCTTGCTATGGCACAGGAGGAAAGAATGAAGATTTTTCGGGTAGTGACAGAACGGGATGGAGCAACCACCAAAGTGCCGGGAGAGCATACGACTGAGATTGTGCGTGAAGAACTGCGCTATGCAGCCGATACCATGCAAGAAGTCTGGGACGAGATCGCATGGATACGCAACGACCCGGAAAAGACTTTGCTGGCTGTGCATGAGGAGGCGCCGGCAGTTACGGTTCTGGGGCATAGCGCAAAGTCGGGCCAAGCATAACGCCGTGTCGAGCGGCGCGCCGAATAGGCGCATCCGGGTTGAAGCGGTTGTTAGATTGCAATTGGAGGGACGATGGTAAAGAGAACCGAAAGAGGGTGGCCCGGGCATTTTACTTGCGCCGACTGGTGCTTGTTCAGAAGGAACACGCTCCTGGACTTTGGCAGGAGGAAAATAATCGTGAGCACGGTTGGGAGGATGCGCGATGCCAGGAACGGAGGCGCTTACGCCCCCGTTTGCGCAAGCGGAAGGTACTACGAAACGATGGCATTTTATGCCAAGAGAAACGGACCGTATTGGGATGCCGATGTTACCAGGCAGATCGGCTTTGAAAGCGAATGGGAAATTTGCGCAGATTCGGTAAAAAAATTACCGAAGGATGCCGACAACAAAGCGAACGATATGCACGAGGCGGTTGTGGCAGAGCTTATTGAACGATTCGGGCAATCCAACGCCGTGTTGGGTGGCGCGCCTGACGACAACAACGAGGTGCCGGGAAGCGGCACACCGCCTCACCGCGTCCGGCCGAAAACAAAACAGAGGTACACGACATGACCCTGACATTCTATTCCGTGAGTCTCAGGGCATGGAGGAAACATGGCTCAATGTAAAACATGCAGATTTTTCGAATTTATCGATTCCAATCCGGAGTCGTACGGAATATGTAGATGGTTCGATCATCACACACTTCCAGGGCCAATATGGTTTCATCGGGAACTGCGGGATACGGTATCCATTGGCAGCGGTGCTCTACACCCGGAACAGGAGTTATGCCTCGCGCACCGGGACAAAGCCGTATAATGCAAAGTCGGTAAGGTGGAATATGGAAAAAATACTGGCAAACATCGAAATGGCTGTCTCTAACGGCGTCAAACGGGCAAATAGGCGCGAGTTTGAGATTGGCGACCTTGTGGAACGAAGCGGACAACCTGATTGTATTTTTGAAGTAGTTGGGTGCATTCACGATACAGAAAGACTATTTGTTATCGACCGTACTGGACGATTCGCCAAGGGGAAGGAATTTGAAATGTGTTTTGCCGAAGTATCCAGGCAATTTCGTGCCGTATAACGAAACGATGGAGGTAACGCGCGCCATGACCAAGCATGCAAACGATGCAACGCCATTAAGCGATTTGTCAGATTGTCCTGTGTGCGATGGATACGGCGGCATTCGGTTTCAGCGGTGTTGCGGTCGTGATCGCAACGGCGAATGCTGCGGAGACCCGAAAATCGATGTCGAACAATGCCACGCTTGCGGCGGCAGCGGACAAGTGCAATCTGACGATGGAGCTAAGCAGCATGAGTGAAGCGCAGCGTAACGAATGTCCTCTTGAGCGGGTTGTTAGCCCCGTTTTGGTGGGCTGCGAGGAAAGCCAGGTTGTTTGCAAGGCGTTTCGGGATGCCGGACATGAAGCCTACTCTTGCGACTTGCAGCCGACACGCGGAAATCCCGATTGGCACTTTCAGCAGGACATTATGGAAGTGATACCGATCCGGCGATGGGGGCTGATAATTCTGCACCCGGATTGCACGGCGCTGGCAGTAAGCGGGAATCGCTGGTATGGACGCGGGATGCCGAGACACAGCGAGAGAGAGAGAGCAATCAAGTGGACTCTGGATTTGTGGGAGCTGGCAAAAATGCACAGTGACAGGGTGGCACTGGAAAACCCGGTGAGTGTGATATTTACGCACTTACCGAATGTGTTTTACACACAGCCGTATGACCACGGGCACGGAGAAACGAAAAAGACCGGCTTTGCACTGCATAATCTGGAGCCGCTGGAACCGACGAACAAGGTTGAAGGCCGGGAACAGCGGATATGGAAAATGCCACCTTCGGCCACGCGGAAACGCGACAGGAGCGAGACGTTTCCCGGGATTGCTGCCGCGATGGTGAGGAAATGGGGCTAACGCTCCGCATGAGCGGCAGACGAAGGAGGAATGAAATGACGACTGAGACTGTCCGACTTGATGCGCTTGTTATGCGCCTTCGTGCGGCTGCGGCTAACAAGGCGCTGGATATTGGCACGGCGTGGAAGTTATTGGATGAATCAGCCGATGTAATTGAAAAGATTTTTAACGGCCTAGATTGCGAAACTGAGTGCCCTTGCTGCCAAGAAAACACAGAGTGCCTCGAAGGCTGTACGTTCTCAACTGATTCATACGATGGGTATGGGCGGATGCAATTCTTTCGCGAACTGCTGACGCATAACGGCGTTTTCAGTGGCACGCCGTCAGGCGGGTCCGCCGGAAAACAGGGTTAGGTTGCGATTGGAGGGCACATGAATTTTGTACAGGTAACAGACCGGCTACCACAAGCCAAGGAAACTGTATTGGTTCGCGGATGGGGCGAAGGCAAGAAACACTACATTTATGGATTCGCCTGCATTGAACCATTGCGTAGCGGTGGCTGGCGTTGGTGGTCGCATGACCATGGTGAGGAGCTGTGGTTCGAGCCGATTGCATGGACTGAGCTTGAGCAACCTAACGCTGCGGTTGAGCCGCCGGCGTAGCCGGTCCGCCTCGAACCGCTTGTTATGCCTCAATGTTGGAGGACAAAATGAAAGCAACAGAATACTGCGATGTATTGAACCTGGAAATGCGGTTGACGTACTACCCAAACCAGGGTGGCCGGTGGACCGCATTTTTTGAAAATTGCGAACTGAAGGAAACACCGGATTCCGGTGTTCTTTGCGGTGCGTATGGAAATGGGGCCTCTCCGGCATTGGCGATTGCCGATTACGTGAACAGGATTCGCGGCAAGACGTTGGTTGTCGATGCGATGAGCCCACAGCGCCGTGTTTACATGGTGCCTGAATCGCTTGAGGCATAACGTTGGAGTTAACGCGACCTTCGGTCGCGTTCGACGACGAGTTGGATTTGGAGAATTGCGATATGCACAAAACAGATAGTCACACCCCCGATGGCAAGCGCGGCGAGGTATTCGCTGCTTCCATGCTACGCGACATTCTTCTCGCTGGCGATAATTTGCGCGGATATGGGCAAGAGGCACCTTGGGAAACGGTTGCGCATTACGTCATAAACCTTGAGCGACGAGTGTGCGAATTGGAAGATATGCTGAAATCTAACGGCCCGCTAACCGGCGAGCCGGAAGGCGAGTCCGGTTGAGCGGAGAGTTATACGGAGGTATGTATGGCAAGCAGCTTTGCTCCTTGGTGGAAAAGGCTTTTGTTTAAGACGCCACTCTACAAGCGCGGACCATGCCAAAACTACCATTTGAGAACCGACAAGTTTTGTTTCTGCCGTGTTAACGAGCACTGCGGAGATTGGAATGGCGGTATCTACAGTTTCGAGACAGGGCAAGAATTGTTCCTCGATACTTCACGACCGCGGGCCACGAAAGACCGGAAGTGCGCCGACCTGTCCCGGTCGGCTCGATTAAATTGTGGGGCGTAAACGGAGGCACTATGACTGAAGGCGATATTTTCCAGATTCTTTGGCTTTTGGGTGGACTTGCACTTCCGTTCTTCCCGATTGCCGCACTGGTTTATTTATTACTGCTTGTTGCGGCATTGTTTGTACCAGCGTCATGGTTTGGTTTATGACGCCTGACAAGGAATAGACCGCCCAACTGCGGTAATACAACGCCGCAATCGCCCACAATACAGGAGAACCGGAATGAAACATCCCGTCTCGCTGTTCCGATCCGCACTGGTGCTGGCGCTGCTCGCTGTACTGCTCGACGGCGCCGGCTGCCGCGCTCACGTACAGCCGCGCAGTGCTGGCGTAGTCTACGCCACGGGCGGCGTCTGCGATCCGTGCGGTGCCGTGCAATGAAAGCGCATCATGCGTTGGGCATCGGCCTTATTTGCATCGGCATCGTGGTCGCGGTCGGTGTGTATACCCTGCCGCCGTATCTCAGGGCGCATGCAGACGCCGAGGCACGATTCGCGCTGCTACGGGAGCAGGATGCCGTAATGCAGGCGATGGCCGAAACCATCGCCGAGTGCAATGCCGCGCTCAGGAAGGCCGGCGTAACCTTCAACCACCGACAGGAGGACTGACCATGTATGACAGTAGAGAGAAAGAGCAGAGCAGTGAGACGATGCGAATCCCTGCGGACGAACTTGCCAAGGTACGGGGGGAGGCGATCAACGAGTTTCTGCTTCTTCTGAGCCTTGGCTATCGCCCGATAGCAGCGTTCGAGCGCGTCACGGGGAGGCCGGGCACGGAAGCGATGCGCGCCCTCGAGCACGTGGCCATTGGCAAGTCGTTGAATTGCGAGGACAGTTTCAAATCTTGACACACGCGCGAATAGCTGAGAACATTGCATGCGCAGCGGCACTCGCCTCCTGCGCGATTTGAATTCAACCCGGAAAGGAGATCGATCCATGGCAAAGAGAAACGGCACCCGCACTACCGTCGGCCCTGTGCAGTCGGGCATTCCACTACCGTCGAGAATGGCAGGAGTGCGTGGCACTTCCAAGTACCCCCTGCGCATGCTGCGCGTCGGGCAATCCTTTGAGGTGTCCGGAAAGACTGCACCCGCCAGACTTCGGGGGACGATCTCGAATCTCTTGCAGGTGCACCCGGAGTTCAAGGGCCGGTTTGCCACCCGCAAGACCGAACAGGGCGTGCGGGTATGGCGCGTCAAGTGAGCCCTGCCATGAGTGAAGACACATTGATGCAGGCTGTCCTGAACCTGAACGATCTGCGGCGCTCCGTGCTGGAGGGGAAGGAAGTTTCAGCTACAGAGTACGCCCGTCTGATAGAGGAGCTGCGCGCCGCCCGGGAGGCAGCCCCGAAAAGAAAACGTCCCGGCAAGGCAAAGAACGATGCCGACCCCGCGTAACCTGAATCAGTACCCGATCAGCTACCTGACTGCGCTATTGAGAGCTGCGGTGAAACCCGTGACCTTCGCGTGTGACAGCCCGGGCAGTGCAAAGACGCTGCGGGGGGAACTCTACCTGATGCGTGCCAAGCTGGTACGTGAAGCGGGGAAGCGCAAGCGCGGGCGCCTCGTAACGACAGCAGGCACGATCCGGCGCGTAAGGATGCGCGTTGTCAACAGCTCCCTCATTCTGGAGCCGCGCCTCACCAAGGGCGAACTCGTCACACGGGCGATGGAGGAGCGATGACATATCCACTGGAGGCATTCAGGTTTGCCCTGCTGCACGCCCGCACCGTGGCAGACGTGCTGCGGGCATACAAGGAGTTCGCGTCATTCTACGGCGTTCATGCGGAACTGCCGGAGGAGCAGTGGGCGCGCATATCCGCCGCGCTCGCCTTGGGCGATTCCATTCAACTTCCCTTGAAGGAGGGTATCCATGACAGCAATTCCATTCCCGCAGGGGATTGACTCGACGATGCGGGGGGCATTCGTCTCCTGTCCCCGGAAATTCTACTGGGAGTTCATGCGGCACAAGCGCCCCATGACCCCCTCCGTACACCTGCATGCAGGGGCCGCGTTCGCACGGGGGCTGGAGGTGGCGCGCATCGAATTCTACGGCAACGGCAAGAGCGCACAGGAGGCAGTCGGTCTTGGCGCCATCGCACTGACGCGCTCCTACGGGGAGTTCTCGCCGACCAACCCCTACAGCGGTAAAACCTGGGACGGTATGCTGGGAGCGTATGCCGCCTACTTCCTCAAGTGGCCTCTCGACAGCGACCCCCTGATTCCCCTGCGCAAAATCGACGGCACTCCCTACGTTGAATTCTCCTTCGCCGTACCTGTCCCGGGCACGCGCCATCCCGATACGGGCGACCCGATCCTGTATACAGGGCGTGCCGACATGATCGGAGAGGTGCAGGGGCTCAAGTTCATCGTGGACGAGAAAACCACCAGCCTCCTCGGCGCTTCCTGGAGCAGGCAGTGGGACTTGCGTGGGCAGTTCATTGGATACGTATGGGCTGCGCAGCAGTCCGGCATCGACGTGTGCGGCTCCCGCATTCGCGGTATCTCCATCCTGAAAAGCGGCTACGGAACGGCGGATGCCGTCATGTACGCGCAGCAGTGGAAGATAGACTCGTGGCTGCGCTCGCTGCGCTACGACGTGGATCGGATGGTGCGGCTGTGGGTCGGCTCCGAGAGCAGGAATAGCGCAGCCTCCCACGCCTGGCCCCAGGCCTACGATCACGCCTGCACGGCGTATGGAGGGTGCCCGTTCGTGGAGCTGTGCAGCGTGGAGCACCCCGAAGAATGGGCTGAAACGAATTTTCGTGAAGAAGTCTGGAACCCCCTGACGAAGGAGACTGGCAATGACTGAGAAAGCTGTAATACCCGCATCTGTACCTGCAACGGCGCGCACGGCTGTGCCTGAAGGAGCTGCCTTCACGGTTACTGCTGCTACTGCTGCTGTGCCGACGAGACTGCCCGGACCCAAGGTGCTGCTTATGGGCGAGAGTGGCACCGGAAAAACCCACGCCCTGCGCACCCTGCTGGATGCCGGAGTGACACCCTTCATCCTTTTCACGGAGCCGGGGATGGAAGTTTTGGGCGATCTGCTGCCTCCCGAAGGACAGCCCTGTCGGTTCCACTGGACGTACATTCCTCCCTCGTCGGCCCCCTGGGAGGCACTGGAGGCTTCGGCAAGGCAAATCAACAACCTGACTATGGAGCAGTTGTCGCGCTTGTCCGATATCAGCAAGCGGGAGTACAAGGAATTCCTGGGCGTCGTGGCGGCCTCGCGCAACTTCATCTGTGATCGCTGCGGGCAGAATTTCGGCGATGTCTGCACGTGGGGAAAGAATCGGGCGTTCGTGATCGACTCCGGCTCGGGTCTGGCGATCATGGCGATGAACCTTGCGGTGGGAAGCAAGCCGGTGAAGTCGCAGGCTGACTGGGGAATCGCCGTCGATAATCTGGAGCGGTTCTACGTCAAGCTGCTGACGGATGCGCGCTGCATCGTCGTTCTGATATCGCACATGGAGCGTGAACAGAACGAGATCACGGGAGCCCTGAGTATTACCGCGGCGACGCTGGGGCGCAAACTGGGACCGAAGCTGCCCCGTTTCTTCTCCGACGTGATCGAGGCCCGGCGTGACGGGACGAAGTTCTCCTGGAGTACCGCGACACCCAACATGACGCTGAAGGCCCGCAACGTCCCTCTCGCCGACGGGCTTCCGGCTTCGTTCAAGCCGCTGATCGAAGCGTGGCGGACCCGCATGGGCATCGAGGGCTGAAAGAGTTGTACCCCAGCCGGCGGGCAGGCCGGCATGTTCAAACCTGAAACCGGAGAGTAAGACGATGAGTGACTTTGATACTGAGGAATTCCTGTCCACTTCCGTGGCGACGGCGTTCGATACGCGCCGCAAACCGCTGCCGGAGGGGGAGTACACAGGAGTCATTGACAGCGTGGAAGTGCGCAAGGTGATCTACCGCAAGGGAGAAAATGCCGGCAGCGAGGGCAAGGGCCTGGACGTGTTCGTGACAATCGACAACGTGCAGGACAAGATCGGGCAACCCTCGGTGAAGCTGCGCTACAGCTTCCTGCTGGACCTGACCCCCTCGGGCGGACTGGACACCTCCAAGCACCGCAACCTGCGCCTGGGACGCCTGCGGGAGGCAGTGGAGCAGAACACTGACAAGCCGTGGAATCTCGGGATGCTCGTGGGGCAGCCCTTGCAGGTGCGGGTGAAGCACCGCCCCGACACCAACGATCCCGAGGTGATCTACGACGAGATCGCGTCTGTGGCGAAGATGGCGTAAGTCAGGAGCCGGGCGACTCACTCCTTCTGGGCCGCGCCCTCCCGGCCCATGCCGTTCCCGGCAGGAGGGCACCTTTCCCTTCACTACCAAGGAGATAGTTAACTATGCCCCGGATCGAAAAAACCCGATTTCGCACTGCGCCTCCCCTTGAGTTCTCTGTGGCTCCTCTCCCGGTGCGCGTGCGCATCTGGCGGCGCCTGCGCAGCCTGAATCTGGATGTGATGTTGTACTACGGGCTTGCCTGTGTCGTCCTGCTTTTGGGGATATTGCTGCTGGCGGGCTGTGCCAGCACACCCTTTGCGGAAATCGGAATTGGAGGAGTCCGACAACCGCTGACGCACGCGACGGCTTCTCCGGTGGTGATGCAGGTTGAGCTGGGAACGCAATGGCGCTCGGGATTCGGCTTCAAGTACAACCATACCAGTTCCGTCGATGGGCCTCCCGTGAACAGTCGCAGGGACGACCGCTGGACCGAGTACGGCGGGATGTACTGGCGCATGTCATTCGACAAGGCTCATCCCAAATGATACGCCTTATCGCGGACCGAGTACGGCGGGATGTACTGGCGCATGTCATGGTAGGAGGAAGCGTATGCTTGCCAAGCCTGTGAATCCGAAGATCGTCTGGCCTGCGCGCGTCTGGATATGCGACCGCAACGGCAAGTGGTACTCGCGGCCGGCGACCCTGCACGACTGGAAACGGCGGGGGCGCGTGGAGAGGAGTCTGCTCTCGGGTGCGCCTCCGGGGAAAGAGACGCATGGAGGGGATTTTCCCTGCTGAACTACAGGGCACGGCCTGACTACTGCCCGGGCCTGGGGCCTCTCCCGTGTGAAAAGGCTCCGCTGTTGCTACACAGGCCCGTCTGCGTCGAAGTCGTGCTGTTACAGATTTGTTTTTTCTTTTCAGATTGGAGTCAGACGCCATGGCAGACGTGATCGATCTGAAGGTTGTCTCTGAAGATAACCATCACTGGGGAATAGAGGAAATGTTGCAGGATGCCCTGCGGGACTTCTCCGGCATAAGGCAGGGCCGGGCGCTCCTGATCGTTGAGGGTCCGGAGAAACACCATTATCAGGTGAAGCGGGTGCGCCTGGATTTGGCGCAGACACTCCTGTTGCTGCGCGTTGTCGAGCGTGGATTTCTCCGGGAGAGTGGACTGTGACGGGGAGAAAAGTCCGCTCCAGCGGGCCGGTGGACGCCGACACCATGATCGTGGGGGAGGCTCCCGGCGCGGAGGAGGAACGCCGGGGTGAGCCCTTTGTCGGACTCTCGGGGCAGGAGTTGTCCCGGATGCTCCAGGAGGCAGGGATTCATCGGGCCTTCTGCCGCATCGTGAATGTCTGCCCGTATCGCCCGCCGGGAAATGACATTGACGGGTTCTTTCTGAACAAGACGGCGGCGCGGAAAGCCGGCGTCCCTTGCGTACAGGGACGATATCCTGCGGCACCTGTTGTGGAAGGCTTGCAGGAATTGCGGCGTGAGATTCTGACGACGCGCCCAAAGCGGATTCTCCTGTTGGGAGGGACTGCCCTGTGGGCTGTCCTGGGGTTGGAAGGTATTGCGCATTGGCGTGGCTCCGAGCTGACGGGGACGCTGGATGGCGTCTCCTTCCGGGCCGTTTCTACGTGGCACCCGGCGGCGGTGCTGCGCTCGTGGGAGTTGCGCTACATTGCCGTGCGGGATATGCGCCGCCTTGTCTCCCCGGGGACGCCCCCGGTAGACGACTTCCGGATAGCGCCTGCGAAACAGGAAGTGCTCGATACGCTCAGTCGCTTGCAGGGATATGCAGGGGACATCGCAGTTGATCTGGAGACGCACCCCGCAAGCAAGCACATCACCTGCTGTGGGCTGGCATGGGAGGAGAGTGGTGAAACCCGTGCGTTGTGCATCCCGTTCACGACAGGAGCAACGATGCAGCCGTACTGGAGGAGTGCGGCGGAGGAAGCCGGGATTCTTTTGGCGCTCCGGCGCTGCCTGCAATCGGAGGTGCCGCGCTTTGCAGGGCATAATTACCTGTTCGATATGCAGATGATGGCGCGCTGGTGGGGATTCCTTCCCCGTCTGCACATGGACACAATGCTCACGCATCATGTCGTGCTGCCTGGATTGCTGAAATCGCTGGACTTCTGCGCTTCTTTGTATCTGCCCTACTACCGGCAATGGTCGCTGACTGAAGCGGACTGGAAGCTCGGTGTCCCGGACGAGACGTTGTGGACATACAACTGCCGTGACGTGCAGGTGACGCTGGCTCTGGTGGCGAAGCTGCGCGAAGCCGTGCACAAGGAGAAACTGGAGGAGCAGGTCAGGCAGCAACATGCTCTCCTTCCGATGGTGCTGGAAATGTCGCTGCGAGGCATGCGACTGGACGTGCAACGCCTTCCCGAGGTACGGCAGCAACTCCAGGAGGCGATGAGGAAAACGCAGGAGTTTCTGGATACCA